ATCATATTTTTTTACCTTTACATTTGGGTATTATCTTTATAGATTAAACTATTCAGTATGCTTAGCTGCTAATAAATAAATAAACTTTTATTATAATATATAGAAATAAATAAATATTATATAATTAATTATATAATATTTGTAATAATAAATATAATATTTATGAAAATATTAAGCATAGATATAGGTATTAAAAATTTAGCATATGTGATTTTAGAATGTGATGCTGTAGATAATAAAAATAATGCTAATGAGTTTAAAGAGTTTAAAATTATAAAATGGGATGTAATAAATTTATGTAACAAATTAATTTCTTGTAATCAACTATCTTGTTCAAAAGAAGCCAAATTTCATAAAGACAATATTTTTTATTGTAAAAATCATACAAAAAAATTGGAATATAGTTTACCAACATGTAATATTAAAACATTACATAAACAATCTGTTGCTAATCTCTCAAAACTAATTGAACAATATCAAATTAAAATAGAAAAACCTATAAATAAAGCTTCATTAATAAAATTATTAGAAGAATATTTAAACACTACGTGTTTTGAAGCAATTGAAAGTGTTAATGCAAACAATGTAAATTTAATAGATATAGGAATTAGTATAAAAAACGAATTAAATGAATTATTCAAAAATTATGAGTTATCTAGCATTGACCAAATTATTTTGGAAAATCAAATAAGTCCTATTGCTAATAGAATGAAAACTATTCAGGGCATGATATCTCAATATTTTATAGATTGTAATAATTATAATATTAAATTTATTTCGGCTACAAATAAACTAAAACCATTTATCAATAAAGAAAGTAAATATATAAATGGTTTTAAAGATTTATGCGAAATTGATGAAGTTAAAGATGTTAAAGAAGCTAAAGAAAACAAAGATAAAAAATTATCATATAATGAACGAAAAAAACTTAGCATTTATTATACAAAACAACTATTAGAGCATAAAAATATGTGTAACGAACATGCTTTTTTTATTAAACATTCAAAAAAAGATGATTTGGCAGATTGTTTTTTACAAGGAATTTATTATTTAGAAAACTTTAATGTACTAAAATAATTAATATGTTAATAATATGTTAATAATATGTTAATAATAATTAATATATAATATATATTGCGGAGTATTTAAAAATTAAACTTCTATTTTTATCATAATAGTTTTAATGGATATTGTAGAAATAGAACCCGAAACTTTGAATATTGATAATTTTCAAATTCCAGAATTTAAAATAAATGATTCAGATGTAGAAGAAATTATATCAAAAAAACCATCTTCTAATTTTGGAGGTGGTATTGAATTATTAATGAATGGAAAAAATATAACTGATAAAAAAACATCAACATCAATAGATATTGAAGACATTACTAGTTTAGAAAATGAATTAAATGATTTAACAGATAATAGCACTTCAAAACAATTTGATGACAAATTAAAATTAAATACTACTATAGATTCAAATAATAAAAAAGAAATAAATTATAATCAATCAACAAGTGCCAATAAAAAATCTATTTTTGGAGGTTTATTTGGTGATTCTAAAAACAATGGTTCAAATGTTAAACCTGTTACAAAAAATAATGATAATGACGCAGCAAATTTAGGAAAATCAACAGCAAATATGAATGAAAATAAAACATGGGATGGTTTTGGTAAATTTAATAATGTACCTATTAATTTAGACAAAGCACAAGAAAAACCCGAATTAACAAAAGAAGAAGAATTAAAAGAAAAGTTCAAATATTTACGCAAGTTAGAAGATCTAGAGAAAAAAGGGGTATCGCTTAGCAAACGTTATAATATGGATTCTAATTTAAATGAAATGATTGGAGAATATGAAACTATTATTGCTGAAAAAGAAAAATCAAACGCAATTAAATTTCAAGGAAAAATGTTAATGGCATGTATAACTGTACTAGAATTTTTAAATAATAAATTTGATCCTTTTGACATTAAACTTGATGGTTGGGGTGAGCAAATAAATGAGAATATTGATGAATATGATGAAATTTTTGCCGAATTACACGAAAAATACAAATCTAAAGCAAAAATGTCTCCTGAATTAAAATTATTGTTTCAATTAGCTGGTTCAGGAATGATGATTCATATGTCAAATACACTATTTAAATCTTCAATGCCTGGAATGGACGATATTATGCGTCAAAATCCAGAATTAATGAAACAATTTACTCAAGCTGCGGTTAATACTATGGGTCAATCTAAACCTGGATTAGGTGGATTTATGAATGGACTATTTGGAAATAATGGTTCTAATCCTGGATTTGGAGCATCAATGCCACCAAATGTTAATTCAGGACCTCCGCCACCACCTGTTGAGTCTAAATTACCCGAACGCAGTCAAAGAGTGCAAAATATAATAAATCGCCCAGATATTATGTCGGCACGTGGCATTGAAATGGATAATGGTGAAGGTAATCCTTATAATGAACAACGCATTACACGTCCGGAAATGAAAGGTCCTTCGGTTGCTCCATCTAGTCAAAATATTGCGTCGCTATTAAGTGGTCTAAAAACTAAGCAAGTTGATGTAAATGAAAAAAGAAATAATGAATCTAGCACTATTAGTATTGAAGACTTGAGAGATTTAACAAATGCTAAAATACCTACAAAATCTAAACGCAGACAGCGAAGTGACAAAAATATTGTGAGTTTAGATATTTAAAATAGCATAAAATAGTATAAAAATTTTATAAATATATTTAAAAAAATTTTTATACATACAAAATAGTATGGTATTTACTTGTGATTTTTGTAATAAAGACATTTCTGAATATTGTACTTTATATTTTGGATTTGATTGTATGTGCTGTAGTAATCATTGTCGTTCACAAGTTATTCAAATAAATTTACAAATTGATCCAAAAATGAATAGTCCGCATACTTGGTTTATACATAAATTAAGAGCTAAAAAAAATAAAGGCAATAATAAATTATTACCAAAAAATCAATCATTAATAAATTTATTAACACAATTAGTAATGTAAAAATCTTATGTAATTTCTAACTCCTCATTTTTTGAATCATTATTTACACTAATGCTAGGTTTTTTAATATTTAATTTAAGAATTCCTCGGTGCATTTTTTGCTTATATGATAAACAATCATATGGAACTTTCATATAAATAGTTGTTTTGTCTTTTGTAACAGCAACAGTATACATATGTACCATACTATAACTTATAATATTAAATTATATAATAATAGTATTATAATTTTTAAATAATTATAGTATATTATTTAAGTTAATACTATATAAATTTTTACTTATTATTATTATTAAATAATAATAATGATAAATAAATATCCTATAAACTCCGATTATAGTAATTTAGAAACATATATAATAAATTTAGATACTACTATAAATAATTATACTAAACAATTACCATATTTATTAAATCTTGGTTTAATAGTAGAGAGATTTAGCGGAATTAATGCTTTAAAAGATGAACACTTGAAGCCCGAATATAAGCAATATATTTCAAGCTATGCTAAATATTTTGCCCCAAAATCTGTAATTGGTTGTGCTTTAAGTCATATATTATGCTGTAAGCATATAAAGTCTAATTATAGTAAAAAAACAAATGCTAATGTGCCATTTTTTCTAATAATGGAAGATGATGCTTTTCCATTGTATAATAAAGAAGAATTTTATGAACTCCTTAATAAATCATTATATGAAATACAATTATTAGATAGTAATTGGGATATTATACAATTACATAGTGATTGTATTTTACCAACAAAGGATACATACAATACACATATTGCGTGTGGAAGTACCGCAGCTTATTTAATATCAATTAATGCTATTAATAAAACATTAAATTCTAAAATATATGGACATTTAGATTTTATTCAACATAACTTTATTATATATAATAAATATAGAACAAAAGAAAATTTATTTTATACAAATGAAAAAGATAGTCTAAATAGAATTGAAGTTAAAAGTAAATTAAATTATAAATATTATAGTTTATTATTAAAATCAAAATTTTGTGAATTATTAAATTATTATACGCATATTATTCCATTACGGGGAGAGAAAAAGTACCAACACTTTTTAGAATTTAAATTATTAAAAGAACCTTTTTTTAATAAAGAATTTAATGCCAATGATTTATTGGATTATTTATTAACATTTATAATATTAAGAAAATTATTACAAAAATGAATTGACTATTTTAAATATTTAAATATATAAAATATTTAAATATAAAATTACAAATTAAATTAAATTAAATTAAATTATAATGGTTTATAGTGAGGACTATTCATTTCAACCAAAATTAATATGTAGTAAAGGA